CGTGCAGTTTTGTGATTTTCTTGCCCTGAACCATGTGCCCCAGATACACCGGATTCTCCAAAATATGCTTCACTGTCTGTGTCTGCCACGGGCTGTTTTCAGAAAACCTCTTGGTAAACACAACGCCCTGCAAATAGCGGTGGTAATTGGGATTGGGAATCTGTTCGGCAGTCAATGTTCTTGCTATCGCAGCGTTGCTCATCCCATCCTTTTTCATCCGAAAGATACGCTTCACCACCTCCGCCGCCTCCGGTTCGACAACCAGCTTATGCCGATCCTCCGGGGATTTCACATAGCCATAGGCGGCAAAATTGCCGATAAACTCGCCGCTGCGTTTCTTGGTGTCCAGCGCGGAATACACCTTTTGAGAAATGTCCTTGGCGTAAATGTCGTTCATCAGGTTTTTCAGCGCGATGGTCATGGCCTCTCCGCTGTCCGCCCGGATACTGTCGTAGTTGTCGTTGACGGAGATAAACCGCACTCCCATGAAGGGCAGCACCTTTTCCAGAAAGTTTCCCGTTTCCAGGAAGTCGCGCCCAAACCGGGACAGGTCTTTCACAATGATGCAGTCCACCCGGCCCGCTTTCACATCCTCCATCATCCGCTGGAATCCAGGGCGCTCAAAATTGGTCCCGGTTTCTCCGTTGTCACGATAGCAGTCGTACAGCTCCAAATCAGGGTGTTTGGCGATATATTCGCACAGATAGTCGATCTGCGTTTGCAGGCTCTCGCTGTCCTTGCGGTCACGGGTGTCCATGATGGAGAGGCGCACATAAAGGGCCGTGCGGAAAATCCGCAGAGCGGCGGCCTTGGGCAGCTCATCAACCGGAACGCCCTGTGCTGCCGCTATCTGTTTTCTTCTGCTCACACGCGCCATTTACACCGCCTCCTTTATCTTGGGGGCTACCTGCGCCGCCTGACGCTCTATATACTGTTCGATGTAGGCTGCCGCCGCCCTGTACTCATTCTGGTACTTGAAAATGATCTCAATTCGGTTCCCTTCATAGACATAGATACTGTCGATGATCTTCACCAGGATTTTGCGCTCCATCACATCCACATGGCGGAAGGACTTGAAATGGGCGATCCATTCCCCCTGCGGGGAACCCGCCCGCACAATGGCGTCCAATTCCTCCTGCCGCTTACTGATGGCCGCCGCAATCGCCTCGCACTTTTCCGTGTAAATCCGCTGATACTGCTTGAACTCATCTTCGTTCAGCAGATGGTCCACGAACTTCTCATAAGCGGACATTTTGAACCGCATGGCCTGTTCATAATCGGCTTTCAGCTTTTCAAGCTGCCGGTCGATCTTTCTGGCCTCTGTGTCCTCTGCGGGGAG